AATTTGCGCGTCGCCACCAGGTTAAATTTATTTTCCGCGCTGCTGGCAATGGCGTTGGTGCCTTTTAATTTTAAATGGATGGTTGTAACGCCCGGATAACTGGCGACCGGTGCCAATGTTGATTTTAGCCCTACCCACTCAACTTTGTCGTGTACTTGCGCATCGTCATCATCGTCGGTAAGCCGTTCTACTTTAACCAAGACTTTTGCTGATGAAACGCTGATGGTCTCGGTAAACGCGAGTTGATCCAGACTGTCGCCCGTATAGGTAAAGTCTTTGCTAACCCAGTTTAATGTAGTGCCACTACTGTTGTCTGCTATCCAGGCGCGCAGAGTGACGCTTCTTTGTTGAGGTGCGCCGCTGCTATTTAGCTTGGTTAACCCCTGTTGAAATAAAAAATCAACCTGTATCTGGGTTACTGGCACGGTGGCCGGCGATGCTTGAAATGGGCCAATTGGATCAGCAATAATTGTCCGGACGGCGGTGGATGATCCGCTGAATGCGCCTTGTTCTGGCACGTTTTTATTAAAGAACACTTTATAACTATTGACCACCTCAGATACTGTATACACACCTGCATTAGTGCCGGTTATTGTGACGCTATCGCCCACTTGCAGATCATGATCTATCTTATAAAATCCATTGCGGTAATATTCAACCAATTGCTTTCCATATGAAATAACAAATACAAAATCGACGGCTTTGTACGTGATCAACTCTTTTTTGTGCACTAGCTCTATGCCAGTGGTACCTGCTGTGCCACCAACTTCAGGCGAGCGGTATACGTTAGGAATAAAAGAAACGTCTACGCCTGGTGCGTATTGGGTCATCTCAATATCACCTCCATAGTGGCTGATCGGGGTGTTGCCGATCATTACCTCATCGAGATCATGATCGCCGACGCCTACCGACAGCATCAATTCGATGTATTGATCGCTGTTTTGGTAATAACGAAAAGGTGCGGTTAATAAATCAGGGTAGGTTTTATGAGTGCCAAACAGCTCGGGAATAATACCCATCAAGCGCGGTTTGTTGCCTTGTGCATTGGCGTCATAAATCACCGAGCCTTTGGGTGTGGTGTTGTTATAGGCGTCGGGCATATTGACTAAGGTATAGATAGTTGTTGCCACGGCAATCACGGCAATAACCACCAAAAATATGGTCATTGGCTCTTTGGCTTCGACCGTTAGCTGAATGATATCCGTTTCTGAAAGTGTAACTGTGTGCCATTGCGCTTGCGCAAAAAATTGGTTGTTTAGGGTGGCGCTGAATAAGGGATTTTCTTTTTGCACATAAGCGGGCACGGTATCGTCAAGCCATTGCGCTAAGGTGTTGCCCGCTTGTGCTTGATTGGTTTCAAACAGGGCGGGATCAAGTTTGTTGGGAAAGACCAGGATGGTAGGCATAATATTTAACCTTAAAAAATAGGCGCTCAAAATTAGCGAGTTTGGTTTTTAGCGGACCATGCTTTCGCCCGGTGTGATAAACCTGCAGGCCGTTGGCTTCAACGACAACGCCAACGTGTAATAATAATCCGCGTTTAAAGCAAGCGACAATGCAGCCCGATTGGGGCTGACACTGTACAAATAACGGCGCGACTTTTTGATACGCGGCGGTTAGGTTTATTTTGTCGTCGGGGCTGATAAAGCCATAGCTATCGAGCAATGGCTGATGAAAATTAAAGTGCAAGATGTGGCGCACTAATCCCCAGCAATCAAAGCCGTCAAAGTCACGGCCGCCATCGATATAAGGCACGGTTAAATAACTGTCTAGGCTGTTATTGAATTTATTATTTAACCTGCTATTTAACCTGCTATCTACAGGTACGGGGTTAGCCATAATATTTTAATCCCGGTGCAAAACTTGGCGTATAACGACGGAACGGCCAGGCTTTATTGACTAAGTCGTGAAAGGTGGCGGTAATGTTAACGGAATTTAAGGTTACTTTAGCGCCGGTGGCGGTCATGGTGATCGGTGGATTAGCCGGATAAGTTAAATCACTGCCGGCATAAACGCGGTAAATCACTTTGGTTTTATTGCCGGCTTCTTGACTGGCATTGATCGCGCGTAATACTTCGCCGGTGACGTTATCAATCTGAAAGCTTAAGTCTTGCCGCCCTTTTACGGATTTTGCAGGTAACGAGACACCAAAGGGCGCGGCGGTAAAGGCCACGGTTTCGGCGGTTTCAAGGCCCAGGGTTTTATTTTCATACCCCTGGACAATACGGATCACCCCCGCCGGAAACCCATCGACCGCAAACGCGGGATCGACAAGTTCAAGGGTGTGGATGATGAGATCATCCACCGGGGCAGAGGCGTAGAGGGTTTGTAGTAGTTGGGACATAAGCGCCTTTAAATTATAGTCAGATCCATCACAACCGGAATATGGTCGCTGGCCACATATCCTGCGTTAGACTCCAAAGGTTTGAAAGCGAGGGACAAGCTGATAACGCTATTAATCAGCTTTTGTCTTTTGGCTAAACCTTCTTTATCTAATATTTTTAATTAGAAAATTATATTTCATAATCAAATATCACACACCAATCATGCAGTGGGTAATTATCAAACTCATTATCAATACCGCTATTATCGCGCAAATTACCGCCAGCACCTTGCTGTACTAAACCTCCAATTAATGTCGTTCCATAACCAAGCGTCCAACCCGATTCAACTGGTACACTGAGTGTTATTTTTACTTGATTCTGGTTCAACAATTTAACTTCTGTAATTGATAAATCAGAATTTCCATCATTAACAAAGAAACCATAATTTGTTTGCAGTGGCATTAATGTAGTGTCTAAAACTAACCCACTCCGGTTAAATGTTACAATCACACTATTACCAGTAAGCCTCGCGTCAATACATCGTAACGGCTCAAACTCATTGTTTGATAATTGAACCTCGTTTATAGCCTTGGCAAAATATGCGCCTGCTAACCGCTGTGAAATCGCATTAATATGAAGGTTGTTATAGTAGGGCAAATGATACATAGGCATTGCTATCTTAATATACTCAGATTCATCACTTGCTTCTAAGTGTGTTATAGCCATGTTTCTGTATGTAGAAACTTGATAACTAAATAGCACCACATCATTTGTCTGTCCTGTTGCGGCTTTAATGTCTAAATTATAATCGCGGACAAGTTTTATTAGGTTAGACTTATAAACTGTCTTATCACCACCTGCGTCAGCTTCTCCTTGCATGAATATTATTGCTAACACACCAGCGTCGTCTGTCCCAACCAGTGATTGCAATATTGACACTTTAGACATGACAAGTGAATATCTACCAGAGGCATTACCTTTACTCAAACTGCTTAAAAACGAACCACTGTAGCCGTCGTTAGTTATCACCATCGTATTGTTATCTATATCCGTAGGTACTCCATGCCTAGTGGATATTAATTCTTTTAGGTATGCAGCACACCCCAAGCCTGACCACTCGCCTCTATCCCCCCTCTCTGTCGTATCTACCGTAGCTGCTTGTAACACACCAATATTCCCATCCGAAAACCCTAAAGTGTCATATTCTTGAGTAGTGGTTATCGGGGTGTTGGCTCCGTCGTCTGCGTTGTATGAATACCAAGAACCCTCCATTAACGACTGTCCAATACCCAGTATCATGCTATATTTAAACGGAGAAGGAAGAGTAAAACTAGAGGAATCTTCTATAGAGCTTATTCTGGCTTCATGGCCAATAACCGTAGGTGTATCTGAATAAAATTTCCAATGAAAACCGTAGTTACGTTCCTGTCCGTCATCTGTAAATACAAGGCCAGAACCTAAAAATACAAGTTGCTTTGTTGCGCCAGTTCCATTGTAGTTAACCTGTCCGGTAGTCATTTCTGCGCCAAGATACTCGCCCTCCAGTAAAATGAGTGAGGTAAGAACATCCACACTTCCAATATCCATAACCACTTCAACTTCTCTTTGCACTCTGAAGGTACTGTCATTTCGAGAATAGGCTCGTAGACGCCAAACCCCTGATTGAGTAACGCCTCCATGCTCAAATCTTGTTATGACTTGATCTGATGTTGCCGCTGTTGGTAGTATAAAATTATAACCTGATGTTGACGCGTTTTGCCCGTCGTCAGGAGATATTTCACTACCGTCATAGAAGGTTGGTGTACTGATGTCACTCTTTAATGCCGTTAATGAGTCATCTACCTTTGATGCAATTTTAGATACAGCATTTATCAAAGGGACTTGGGTAGAAAACTGACAGCCAACTTTATGTGACTGTGAACTCGTAGCGGTAACCCTGGTAAACCAGTCTAAAGCGGTATAAGCATTGTCTCCGTATGTAATAGTACCTGATGTAACAATAAGACCGACATACTCACCAGTAAAAATACTTAGAATTAAATCTTGATTGTTAAGACCCAAAACAGTTATAAAATCATACTGCTGCTTAATAATAAATAAATTATTAACTCTTTCAAAAACACAAATGCTGACGGGCTCTCCTGCCTGAATGGCTCGCAGTTTTACATTTGATAACACGTGGTCAGTAGAAGCTGGTTTGTCTAAAATCCAAGTCAAGGCACCTGACGTTGATGCGCTGCCCGCTGCACGTATAAAATCTACATTTCCTGCATAATATTCTGATTCGTATAGATCACGATGAGAAACTAACACCTCTTTATATACAGCCGAACCACTCACCGCATCGCTGGTATTATCTGGATCAATAGTATTGATAACTAAACTGGCATCTTTTGTGTAAGTTGTACCACTTACCCATGCGTAATAACCGTTCAATGCGCGATTGGAATCATTTGCAACTTTAAATGACCCTTTGCGCTCAGTTGTTAATGGTGTATGTGCGTCTAGCTGCGCATAGGTTTGGAATACCACTAGGCCAAACTCAGCATTATTAAATTTGTCGTTGAGGGCTTTACTGATGCTCGGCTTTGTAACGCCATCAATGGTGACGCTGGTATTATCATCGCCGAGTAGTACGGTGTTTAGGCTGTCGATATTAAATTGAAAATCAGCGAGCTGTGCGAAAAAGTTATTGTCTGCCATGATTGTTCCTATTAATAATAACGTGACATGTCCGCGTCACTAATGAATTTCGCCATATTGACAAGCACCGTGGTGTCGGCTGGCTGTTCGCTTAATGTTGGTCTGGTTTTAAGTTCAATATTGGCTTTGTATTGCCAGCGGGTGGGCGATAATGGGCTGCAGGATTCGAGCGGGCTGCTGATAAAGCGCAGCGCACAAATTGAAATGCCAAAAGGCGATTTGATGGGCATTTCAAACCACGCGATACCGCCGGATAAACTATCGTCTATAAAATATTCAAACCACGCGGATTGTTCGGCTGTGAAGGTCCAGGTTGCGCTGATAGTGCTGGGCACGTTAGCGAAGCGGCGGCGCACTCTGGCTTGGCCGCTGTCCATTTCACTGCGTAATAAATTACTTTGCTGATTTAGGGTGTAACCGGCAAGTAGTGGACCGGGTAAAAAATCGGGGTATGCAATCATTAATAACCTGCCCTTGCTAAGTTGTAGGTTTGTTCCTGGGCGCTGGCGATGTCGCCCCCTTGGCGGATATTTGATACCACAATGGTTATCACGTCGTCACCGGTTAAACTGGTGCTTTGTTCGACGCTGCCGGCTTTGCTGCTATCTTCGATTAAATTCACGGTGACCTTGCCAGTGCTGCCGCCCGATTGGTTGCTGCCAACGATAGCGCCGTACATTTGATCGAGTTTATTGGCGCTGTCGTTGGTGTAAACACGCTCGCCTTTGTCGAGTAACCATGTTCCTTCGCTAGGCACGTCGCTTATTCCGCTGTGAGCCATGCCTGCCAATGTTTGCCCTGCGACTACGCCCACGCTTGCATATCCCATGGCTTTAACTGCGCCCGACATGATAATGCCCGCAGGTCCGGGGTATGCCGCTAATGCTTGCGTTGAGGCTTGTTCAGTGGCGACAATCATTTGCGGGATTGCCGCTAATTTTTGCAGCGCAAACATGGCTTTATAAAATACTGTGTTTTCTTTTCCGGACTGCTTGAGCATATCGGTGGTGATCGACATTTGTAGCGCGGTAAAGTTTAATAATTCCTTAGCGGTTGCCTGCTGAAAAGTAGCGCGATTTTTTACCGCCTGTTTTTCAATCTCAGTTAATCTTGATTGATGATCAGCAGCTAATGTTTCGCGGTTGGTCCAGAACTGGCTATCTAACTCTTTTTGTAGTGTTTGATTGTTGGCAGCAGCTTCATAAGCAAGTTGATATTGCTCGGTCATCCTCGCGTAGCGATCTTGATAACTAAAGGCTTCTTGGGTGACAGACTGCTGCTGCCCAGAGGCTTCGATAGCCAAGCGACGCTGCCATTCGGTTTTTATCTGTGCACTGGCTTGCTGAAATGCGCTTACGGCAGGGTTGCCTTTATTGGCTTCAACGGGTATCACGGGTATAACGGGTATAACCGGAACAACAGGCGCTACGCCACCGTCTTTAACCGCCTGGTTGGCTTGGATCACTTTGCTCAGTATTTTATCGATTGCTGCGTCAAAGCCACTTAAATCAGTATTGCCTTTTAGCGCGTTTTTAAGCTCTGCGGCGCGCTGTTGCAGGGCGTTGTATTGTGCAATTTGCGCGGCGCTGTTTTTCCAGTAGCCGGGGATATCATCGGATGGCGCGACATAAGTGCCACTTTGTTGAATATCCATCATTTTGGCTTGCACACTTTCCAGCGTGCTGGTTAATACACTTACATCCGGAATGGGGAACCAGTCACGGCCTAAATAGCCGCTGATGTCGCGCATTTCTGTTTTGATGCGATCAAACATGCCTACCATGGCATGGGTAATGGTTTGCACTGCCCGAACCATAGCAAGGGTTAAACGCGTGGCCATATTTTGGAATCCGCCCTGCGCTTCGGCGGCTTCAAGCACCCACGAATTAATGCCTTTTAATATATATTCAATGGCTGGGGAAGCGGCGGCAACAATGTTTGTCCAAGTAGCGGCGCTGATCGCTAACATGCGATCAAACTCGACGCGCGCCGCTTTAGCGTTAGCCGCCATTTGTGCGTTAATCGCCATGCCAGCTTTCTTGGCTTGATCAACAAATTCAGAAAACGCGGCGTCACTGCCGTATAAGGTATCAAACATGCCTGATGCGCTGTCGTTTATTTCGTCTAACCAAAAGCGCGCAGAATTCGCGTCCATTTTGTTAATTTCATCGACAAATTTCTTAAACTGCTGATCCGGGCGCATGGTTGCCCAATCGCTCGCCTGTTGGTTAATTTGCGCGAAAAAATCCACTAAGGGCCCAGATTGCGCAAAGGCGGCATCTTGCACGCGCACGCTGATATCTTTAATAACATCGGAGACCGCGCCGATGTCGGTGTTGGCGAGTTTGGCGGCATAAGATAACTGCCCGAACTTTTCCACCGGGATAGACAAGTTCGCGGCGGCAATCGTAAGCTCGTCAATGCTGTCGAGTGATGATTTGACTGCATAACCTAATGTTGCAATGCCCGCGACCATGGCAGTGGTGGCAATGCCCGCGGTTTTGGCCGTGCTGGCAAATGCCTTGCCAACATCGCGGGACCAGTTTGCCGACGTGCGTCTTGCGCTGTTTAACTCACTGACAAATTGCGCTGAGTTTGCATAAAGCGCAACGGTTAAGCGTGCGATATCCGACATTACAATAAGATCCTTTCACAAGCGCTGACCTGCTGGTCAACTGATAAATCGGCGGTGGGTGGCGCTGATGGGGCTGCCGAATCGCCATTTTTAAGGCCAAAGTGGGCCAGCCAAAGCGCGACCAGCTCAGTGTCGGCTTGGTGGTAAATAGTGCGCGGATCGACCACGCACAATTTTTCGCCCAGGCTAAAGCAAAACGCTAATAATGGATCTTCGGTTAGCCTTTTTTTGCTGCCTGCTCCGCTTCTTCACCCAAGAAATTTAAGCGGGTGATTGCCGAGACAGCGTCATTAATTTGCACCGGCGAATAAAGGTCCATTAATTGCTCGGGCGTGATGCTGTCGGCCATGGGCTGATTATCTTCATCAACCAACGAATCCAACACTAATTGCGCCGAGCAGGTATTAAGCGCTTCGCCGTCTTGGTCGGCTTGGTGTTTTTTAATGGCTTTATCATGCAGATTTAAACGCGATGCAGTGAGGTGGCGCACTGGATATTCTGCGCCAAACAGGGATAGTTTAATGGCGGTTTGCAGCGCAGGTTTAAGCAGTTGTTTTTTAAGGTTCATTATTTTTCTCTTTAAACGGTTAATTGGTTACTGGTGATGCTTGCGAGTGATCGAGTGAACAGGATTAAACGGCAATCACACCACGTTCAATGGCGTTTTGTTTGCCCGTGACCACAATTTGCATGGGTTTGCCTTTTTCTAGATCTTGCAATGACCAACCCGCCAATACGATGGTCATATCAGCAAAGCGCTGATTTGGAAATTCAATGCGCACTTTTACCGTGCTACCGCTGTCGGCTTTTGCTAAAAACGCGCTTAAATCGCTATCACTGGCGTCGTCTAAAAATACAAATTCTTTATCTGGGCCTTCGGCCA